GGTCTACCATCCTTATCATTAAAAATTGTTTGTCTCAAAGCAACTATTTGGCCAGGACCTGTCGTCATAGTACATAATTCACCAGCAGTTCTTTTAACTTTACAGGCCGATTGTGTTTGATTTAAAAATTTAAAGTTTTTACCAACTTTTTGAGTATCATCAGTAGATATTATTGAACCCATAAAAACCGCAGTAGGTTCAAGTTTAACATTATTCTCAGATGTTAAATCAAAGTCAACTCTCGCAATGTTATAATTACAAATCTCAAACTCACCAAAAAATGGTTCAATCTGAACAGTTTTTTGAACTGTTATAATTTGTGGTAACTCAGCGTAGTTTGTTGACGATTTAAATTTTGAACCATTAACAGTATCTTCAGTTGCCAATCCCATTCTTATCAAATCCTGAGGAGTTAATGAAAACTCACCAATATCTGAAAGGTCAACTTGCATAAATAAAGTTTGTTGTCCCAATGGAAGACCAAAAATCATGTAGTCACCCGACTCATTAGTCTTAACCGTAAACTTGTAATATTTTTCGTAAACCTGAATAAGTGGTTTATCAGTTAAAACATCTAAACGTTCAGGAAAAGTACCAGTAGGTACGTGACCTGAGTGTGATTGAGTATAAGGTAAGAGATTGTATCTATATCCATCATCATTAATGTCTGTAAAATTTGTATAAGGATATAATGACGCAATATAGTCATTTTGAGTATCTATGTCCTCGATTGGGACAAATACAGAAACTCTTGCGTTGGGAATACCAAAACCATTATTACAAAATATTCTACCACAAACAATCCCATAATCCGCACAACTTCTAATGTAAATATCATCAGGACGAATGGCCAAAGACAAAATTTCTAAAGTATCAAAATTTTGTTCTAAAACTATAGGTATCTTAACAGGGATATTTTGATTAATACCTAATTGGGTACGTATTCTATATGACTTCGGCATTTTACTTTTTTAATAAATAGTTTAGCTACTATTTTCAAAATAGTAAATTATGTTTCAAAGTTAAGAGAAGTTAACAGTACTTAAATTTAAAGTACTTACAGTAATATCCTTATTTGGAAATCTAATTTGATAAATTTGTGATGGTGTTGCAAATAATGTTTCATTAATCAAACCAATTTGTTTTGTAGCACTATCACTATAAGCTTGTGATGTTTGATTTGAAGAGTACTGTCCACCGACTAAATTGAATACATTTATTTCACTGATAGATAAAATACCATTTAATGATTGTATTAATCTTTTTAATTCAGATATATAAACATTTTCACCCATGTTCCTGTTTAAAGGACTAAAAAAAGTATCAACAGTATTAACTATATTGGTAACAACAGTTCCTTGATTTTGTGTTGAATCTAATACCACACTAATCTCAAGTTTTAAATCAATAACCTCAGCACTTTCAACAGAAACATAATCATTAATCATTCTATAATTTGATAAATAATTTGAGACATTTGTTTTCAAACTACTTGACACATTTGAACTTAGTCTACCTTCATCGTCAAAAGATAACATCTTAACTTTAATTTTATTATCTTCTTCAGTTATAGCAACTTTTGCAGGTGCTCCAAATTGTGATGGCATTTTTCTTAAAACTGCATTATAATCATTAATTGTTACCGCCCTGTTTTGAGAAGAAAAGTTAAACCCAATTAAGTTTCTAACTTCTTCAATAGTTGGTACATTAGCCCCACCAATAGCCGCAGTAACATTTGTACAAGAGATACTATTAATAACTGAACTATTGATTGATGGATTTGGTCCATTAACTGCAAAATTTATAGTACCTATCTGGTTAATAACACTTGTACCTAAATTAGTACCCAATCCACCACCAATTCTATATTGAACAAACAATGTCGTATTTGGAGTAATTGTTGAACCTAATGATAAATTATTTGAATATTTAGATAAATCTAAAGGTGTTCCATTTCTAGCAAACTCTCTTAATAGTTCGTCTGTTGATTGACTTCCACCACCAAATGTTATTTTTAAAAATCCTTGTGGTGTATATTCAGTTATAAACTTATCACTCGTTTGAAGATACTTACCAACTTTTTTTCCAGCAGCGCTCTGTGAACCTGTTGGGTCTTCAACAAATATCCTATCTTGTGCCAACGCATCAACCTCATACCATCTATTGTTTAGACCTAAAAATTCTTCAACAGACGGAACATTATTGTAGTTTAGTCCATCTTTTAATAAAACACTTGTAACCCCTAAAACATTTTTCTCAGGTAAAAACAATTCTAAAAATGGTCTTGACTCAGAGGTAGTAATAGTCTTTCTAAAAACTTTAGTAATACCATTAACTACTGGTTCTCTTTTAGTAATTCTATAGTTTATTGTTATCCCGTTCACATTTTGAATAGGTGTTTTAGTTCTATTTCTAAAACCTTCACTATTTGTTTCCTTTGAGAAATCTATGTCACCAGCAGTTTCAAAAACTTGTCCTGCTCCATATACTTGTGAACCTCGTCTTAATATTCCACAATATTTAATATTTTCTTTATCCCCATCAGCAGGAACTACAATTGAGAAATCGACTAAAGCAACTGACGGTCTTTGACCAGGAATTTTAAGTCCATATGTTCTTGCAATGTTATATATTGATGAACTCTGTTGGGCGTATTGTAATACAGTTTCTTGAATACCTCTATCAATATGATAATGTAAATTATCTGTAACTGCAGCGTTAAGGTCTAAAAACACTGAGAAAACCGCAGCGTCATTAACATTTTGAACTAACTCAGGGTAATACGCTTTAACAAAATTTACTAACTCTTGTCTTATATTTTGAAAGTCCCTTGTTGTGTATGATATTTGTTTGTTTGCCATTTTATATATTAATTATTACAAAACTACTTGAGTTAAAGACATCATTTGTTATTTGATAGTCAATTCTTACTTTAGCAGTATATTCTTTAGTTGCCAATCCTGATATAGTTAATTGTGTGTTAACAACATTTCCTTCTGTAGTAACATACGCACCCGCTTCTTCAGATGATAGAGCGGTAACACTTATTGATGTTACCAATAAGTTAGGTATATATGTCTCGACAGAATCTTTTATTTCAGTTTCAATATCATTAAATGTTGGTCCGTCTAATGGTTCAAAAATATATTCATACAATCTTGTACCAAAATCAGGTAAAAAATATCTACTACCCTTTCGAGTTAATAATAAATGTATTAAATTATTTTTAATCTCATCACTAGGAGTTTCAGATAAGTTAAGATATTTTCCAGTTAAGGAATCACCAAAAGGAAAATTAATACCGTATGTTACACCATTACCCATATTTCATAAATAGTATGAAATTAAAAATCCCGACCTAGCTCGGGATAACACATCGGATTTTTTAGATAGTTTTTTTTAAAAATTAAATTATTGGGTTTTTTCAATTTTAAATTCTTTAAAAAACTTCGGGTAACTCTCTAAATAACCTTTATAAGTCTCATCATCATACTCAATATTTTCTGCCATCCAATACCAATAAAGATTATCATTTAATTTAAATCCATAATAATCGTGAACGTCTTTTTGTATTTTAATTTCTCTGTCAGCATATTCATGTTGACCAACACATATAAAACCTGAGGTAACATCTTTTATTATATTTGGTTCGTCACCTGGAATAAATCTATTATTAATCCAATTAAGTCTTTCGATTAGTTTTTGATAAAACATATTTGCACTACCCCATCTTATTGATGTGAAAAAAATTACACAATCAGACTCGAATAATTCTTTTGATATTTTCCATAGTTCATCATCTTCATTATGGATTGATGCCCAACATCTGTGATATCCTGACGGATTTTTTTCTTTATCTTTTAGTAATGCTTCTTTTAATCCACACTTATTACCATCCTCTCTTGATACATTACCTTCACACGGATGAATAATTAAATCGGGAACATTAATTAAAGTTACATTATCTAATTTTTCAGCCATGACTTCCGCCAATATTGTCGATTTTGGGGTTTGGTTTTCTAAGATTTTTTGGTATCTATTAGAACAAGTTAAAAACAATACTTTATCAAATTTTTCTAATGTTTTAATTGTATTTTCTATATTTTGGAAATTACCTGATTTCATACTTAATAAATACTACGGTGTTATCCATTTTTCCCCTTCCCAATATTCAACACCAGTTATTTCTAACTTGTAAGGAAAATAATCTTTATAGGATTCATATATATATAAATAATTTTTTCCTTGTGTTTTTCCGTAATTACTTAACGATAATATTGAATCTTTCCCAAGTGAAAATTTAAACATGTTTTGTATAAACGAGGTTTCCAATCCTAATAATACGTTTTCAAATTCTCTAAATCTAGTATATGCAACAACCTCATTTTCAAATTTAACTTCCATAATTTTTAAATCACCAAAACTTGAGTTGTTATTGTAACTATCAAATAAATCAAAATTTTTTTCTTTAAAATAATTTGTAAAAAATAAATCTACCTCAGTTTTTTTATCAATGTAATTAAAAATACTAATTTTTAATTGTGATAATATTTTTTTTCTTTTGTATGATAAAACTATTTTATCATTATTTATTCGACAACTTTTGGATTGGTACCAATAAAGTGGTGGTTGAAGGTTTGGTAAAAAACCAAGCTCTAAAAGTTCATGTTCTTTTTCCCCTTCAGGAATTGCAAACGCTTCACAAAAAACTCTATCATTTTGGATATGACCGTGTAAATGGTCAAAGATTATTCTCATTTTTGTATTTCAAGTCTAAGTTATCGTATTCTTCAGAACGTTCCTTATTAGATTCTCCGGCCTCTAAATTAGTATGGTCATAGTTAAAAACATCAGTATCAGGAGTTACCCACCTTCCATTTCTTTCCGCAGTCCAAAGTGTGGTATTATATTTTCTATTTATAACAATATCTTGTTTAACAGTAAAAGATGGGTCGTGCATTATTAAACGATTGTTTGGTTGGATAGCAAAATTGCCATTATCCATTTGAATGAAATGCCCACATTTATGCTGTGATG